GGCTGTCGTGGTGGGAATGTAAGAGCTGGGGAAGGCGCCAAGTTCAACTTGTGCGCCCCAAAATGACATGGTGGTGCCGGAGGTGGCAGTCGTGGAATTGTCCGCATCTGCCAAGCGCGTGTAGGCGGTGCAAGAAGCCACCGCCATCGTCGCGGTAACCGAACAGCGATACCAGCCGCCCGACAGCGCAAATATAGTAGCTGTATGTTGCGCGGCTACTGTCGCCGTCGCGCCCGTAGTTAGATTAAACCACGATTGATAAGTATTTGTTCCATCGTTCGTCACCAAGCGCAAAAAGGTGCTGGTTCCGGCTTTTACATAGACCGACCACGTATAAGCCGCAGCGGTGCCAGTGAAGCCCTGGGCTTGACCCGTGTTACCAGTAGAACTGGCGCTAACTGTGTCAGCGGTAAGCGTACCGTCTGGCGCCGCTACCGCATCAGCGCTAACGGTACAGTTCGTCTTCGTCCAATTTACATGGTCAAGCTCTTGGCTTTTCGTCAGCAGATTAGTCCTAGCCCCTTCTATAAGCGCTCCTCTGTCTCCGGTGCGAAGAACGCCGGAAGCAACGGAAGTGAGAACGCCAGCAGAGTTGGTGTAGTACGCTGTCGAAGCGCGGGTAAAGGTCCAGTTCGGGGTGTTAGCTAGAGCGCCTCTATATCCACCTGCAAAGCGCGCGCGATCTCTGAGGAAGTCCCAAGCGTAAGGCGCTTTAAACGCCCACGGCATGGGATCGGCTAAAAGGATAGGAACGAGCGCAGGGCGCATCTTAGACTGGCGTGCCGGTCAAACGAACTCGGTGAGCAACAGCCGCAGGCGTCAGTGTCGATAGGTTGACCAGATAGCCCCACAGAGAAGACGCGCCCAGCTTCACTCCGCGATTGAGCCCAGAGGTCTGCGCCCATTGCGTCGATCCCAAATCGACGGCGGTGCCAAGGTCGATATACCCAACGAAGGCGTCGCGATCGCCGGAAGGCAAATCCCAAGCCGCATCGTCTGCATAGGCTGAGGGCGGCGTTACCTTGTAGAGATACAATCTCCAAGCCGTTGCCTCAGCAGAGCCACCGTCGATCATCAAATCGGCGTCGGTGATCACCATGGTCGCGCCCATGGCTTGAAACTCGAACTGCGCAGCAGCGCCGTTGCAGTCGCCAGCAGCGTGGGAGCTTGCTGCAGGTGTAAACGTAGCTGTCGCAACGGCCATCGTGCTCTGCCCTTACTTCTTGCGGGTCTTGGCGCGCTCGGCGTGAGCCGCAGCGGCCGCTTGTTCTTCTGCGTCGTCGCCAGCTTCCGCCGGCGCTTCAGCAACCAAAGGAGCCGCCTGCGCGCCGACCGGGAGGATCAGCTTTGCAGGCGGCGCATCAACACCGGCGGCCCGGAAGTGCGAGTTGTTCAGGAGCTTGCGCTGCTGCACTTCTGAGAGATGGCTCACGTCCACCTCGGCCTGCATGGGGAAAGTTACCCCGTACATGGACGTGGACAAACGCGAAAGGCTTTCGCCTCTTTCCAACTCAATCGGGTCGCCGATGAAGATGACTTTCATGCTGTTCCTTCGTTTGGTTAGGCGGCGTAGCCGTAAAGTTCGATGAGGAACTTGCCGGCGGTGAACGTGCCACCAGCAGCGCCAGCGCCGTTCGTGATGTAGAGGTACTCGTTCGCCGCAGGGACCGCCGTCATGCCCTTAGTCGTGCCGCTCGACCAAGCGCCGCCCGAAGTAACGAGAGCGGTCTCAGTGAGAGCAGTGACGAGAGCGTCTTGCGCGCCGGTCGCTTCGGTTGCCGAGTAGAAGTCGATGTCCGTTGCACCACCAGCAGGCACTTCCAGACACGTGATGCGACCACCCACCATGGCGCCGTTAAGCGCCGTGGTGATTTGGCCCCAGTGACAGTTGGCTGCGCCACCGGTGTTGCCGATGATGTCAACGTCCGTTGCGCTGCCAACAAGCCCCGTGAGATCGACCACGATGCGCGTCGTAACGAGCGTCCCGGTCTTGTACACGCCGACTGCGTAGGTCTCCGCTGCCGAGACGCCAGAACCCTTGCTCATCGTCGTAACGCTGGGCGCGGATGCTGCCGGCTCTAGTGACAGGTTGGAGTTGAGCGCGGTGTTGATGATCTCCTTCATGTTGAAAAGGAGATCGTACAACGCGCCTTCATGCTTCATCGAACCGCGGCGAAGCGGACGACTTTGGGTTACAGTTGCCATCGGTCAGCCTCCTTGCGTTAGCCGACAACCAGTGACGGATCGACGTAGCCATGCACCGCAACAGAGAGACGACCGGCCGAGAACGTCGCGCAAGTGGCGACGCACGTGGCTTGGATCAGAGTCTTCTTGGTGAAGTACGGGAACGTGCCAGCGCTCAGGAAAGCGCCTGAGAACGGGACGATGTTGCCGGTGACAGAGTTGATGCTCGGATTCGCAAACGCGTCGCCGTTCATCACGCCGAAGTTGCCGAGGCCATCAGCATCGATCGCATCATAGGTGCCAGATCCACCATTGGCCTTCCAGCCAAGGTCCATGTCCAGCGTCTCTGACGCGTGCGTGTCGATGTCCGCGAGATACATCATGCCGCCGGTGCAAACGAAGCCCGCCGGCACCCAGCAAAGCTGGTAGATGTCCGACGCGACAGGGTTTGCAGCGATGTCGATATAACCCGGAATGATGAAGCCGATGCCGCGGCCAAAGCCCGGATCAACCACAGCCGCATCCGCGCCAGCGAAGGGACCAGTGAAAGTAGCCATTGAATTTACTCCGCAGAGATTCCACCTACCGCGTAGACGGTCGGAGTAGGTGGATGATTGAGTGGAAGGATGTTGAGGGGTGGCCCGGCTACCGAGTGTCGAGCGCTGGCGATGTCTCTGGCCCCCGGCGCGCAAAGCTCGCCGGTTACCGGGACAAGAACGGTTACCCTTGCGTTGGCCTCTATGCCGGCGGGCAAAGACAATCCAATGTGAAGGTTCACCGCCTTGTCGCCGCTGCCTTCATCGGCCCGATCCCTGACGGAATGCAGGTCAATCACATCAACGGCGTCAGACACGACAATCGCGTCGCTAACCTGGAAATCGTGACTTGCGCTGAAAACGTTCGGCACAGCTTCCAAGTTCTCGGTAGAAAGGGCGTCAATACGCGCCCGCTCTTCGGCAGCGGCCACCACCACGCCAGCCTCACGGAGGCTGAGGTCAAGATGATCCGCTTCCTCTACTCTAAAGGTGCGCGCCAAGTTGATCTGGCAGCGTGCTTTCGCACACCCCAGACCAACATCAGCCGCATCATTCGGAGAGAGGCGTGGCGCCATGTCGATTAGGCCACCGCCGTATAAACAGTGATTACCCCGTGTTGGATCGGCGCGGTCGCGCCGGAGTCGGCGTAGAAGATCTTCTTGTAGGCATCGAGCATTTCGATACCGAGGCCGCGGCGGAACTCGTAATCCGACGTATCCTCGATGGTCTTCATGTCTTGGCCCAAGCCCCACGCAATCGCGGAGCGACCGCAGAGGAAGCCAACGGCAACGTCTGCCGACGAAGCGCCCACCGCATCGATCACCGGGATTTCCGGAATCTCTTTGATGATGACGCCGCGATAGAGCAGTTCACCGCCCGTGAAGATCGGGTTGTTCTTCAGGGCGCCCGCATCGCGCGCACGCGACTCGCGATCCGCTTGCAGGATCGTCGGGTCTTGCTCGTAATAGCGGAACTCGCGCGTGCCGCAGAAGTAGACATACCACTCGTTCTGGTCGCCATCGACCATGAACGGGTGCATGCGCGGGCTGCCGAGCTTGGCCTTGGAGCGCGCCAAGTCGAGGATCGCTGCGCGCGGCGTGTCATCGGTCGTGTCCAGCGTGCCGAGCATGTTGGAGTGGTCGGTGCCGACGTTCGAGGCCAAGGCGCCGGCCACGATGCGGCCTGCGTTATTGGTCGCCCAAGTGTCCTTGTTGGTTTCCGAAGCGGTCGTAACCGACACGCCGTCGATCGTTACGATCGCGCCGGCCGAATTGGCCGCCGTGATCTCCGGACCCGTCGCCGATTCCGTCACCTTGCCGTAGTAGAGGTTGGAGCCGGTGCCAGTGGCGCGAACCGAGAGGAGCTGGTCGATGATGCGCGAACGCACCTTGTTCTTGCCCCAGTTCTTCACCAATTGCTTCGAGGCCGCATAGACGTCGAAGTTCACGAAGCTCTGCGTGCGCTTGGTGAACTTGGTGGCGTGGCGGAGGAAGTCGACGGTGACTTGCTCGTTCTTGGCTTCCGCGCCTTCTTCGTTGCCTTCCAGCACCGCGTTGCCTGCGACGCCGTCGCCGGTCAGGTCAGGGAAGAACGGGATGTTGATGGTTTGACCACCGTTCACAAGCTCGCGCTTGGAGACGATGATGTTGTTCGGACCTTCGCCCAGATATTGGGAGAAGCCCGATTCGCGTTGGAATTCGTAGAAAACCTTGGCGCTCCACTGTTGGACATTGTGGGCGCTGGAGAGTGCTGTCTCAGCCATAGGGCTCTATCTCAACCTCGTTTCTTTGTGAGCATGTCGTAGCCACTCATCGCGTCCGCGCCGCGCGGCGCTGGCGCGCCGGTGACGACTGAAAGTGATGGCGGCTGGTGGCGTTGCGTTTGGTTGGGTGAGATGAACTTGCCGTCTGGGCCTTGCGGCGGCGCCGGGCGCGATGGTTGCGGGTCATCTTGCGGTTGCCCGCCACGTTCCGCTTCCCATTGAGCGCGCGCTTCAGCGATGGCTTGCGCCTTCGCTTCTTCGATGCGCTCTTCCAGCGACTTGTCGCCGAGCTTCTGCAGTGCCTCTTGCGCCTGACGGTGCTTCTTGGCCTCTTGCAGTTTCTCGTACATCCAGCCCCATGGATCGCCTGACTCGTAAGCCAGGTTGTGGGCTTGATCCGGCGCAGCCTGCGCGAACTGTTCAAGTTCGGAGAACTGCTCGGCGCCGATGTGACGCTTTAGCGCGTTGCGCGAAAGCGTTTCAACGACGCGATCCTGTTGGGCTTGCGTTTGCGATTGCACCTGACGAACAGCTTGGTTCGTCAAAGCGCGCACGCCGGCGGCAAAGCCTTCAGGATCGTCCAGAGGATGGGGAAGCTGGTTTGCAGCTTCCTGCGCCTTGCGTGCTGCTTCAGCGTCACGAGCACGGATCGCAGCTAGTTCGCGAGCCGTTTCTTGCGCTTTGCGCTCTGCCGCTTGACGACGATCGCGCTCATCTAGCAGCGCCTTTACGGGCGCCATCGGATCAGCAGGCGTTTCGGCTTGCGGCGCAGCAGCGGCCGGCGGTGTTTCCACTGCCGGCGGCGCTTGCACTTCAGACGGAGCGGGTTCGGCGACCGGCGCAGGCTCGGGCGCAACATCAACAACCGGCGGCGCTTCCGCGACCGGCGTTTCAGTGGCCTTGCTTGCGATCAGGTCTTCGTATCCACTCATGCTTCACTCATTCCAACCGGCCTCGTGTCGTGAGACCTGACGACAACGCCCTTTCAAAACGGAGGCGGCCCGTTAGCCTCTGACGGTGGCAAGCCGAGTGCGCCCGGTGGTGATGCGGCGGCCATCGGAGGGAAGTTGAAAGCGGCCCCTCCTCCCGCTTGCATGAAGTCGCGCAAAGCGAGCGCGTCTCCTGCGGTGAGTTCAGTCATTGTGGCATTGACGTTTTCGGTGCGGGCTTGTGCGCTGGTGAGCGCCGCGTCCGCGTGTGCGCCTGGAATGTCGGCGCCTAGAATCTTGGCCGTCTCGGCCTTTGTCTTGTTGGTCTGAGCGACGATCTGCTCGATCTTCTTCGCGAGCGTTTCGAGCTGCGCCTTCTGCTCTGGCGTTGGGCCTTGAGGCTTCGCCGCCATCTTATCGAGCATGTCCAGAAGCTCGGACTTCGATGGCAGCGCCGATGCTGTGATCAGCATGCGCGCCGTCTCGGGGTTCGGCGGGCCGAGCACGCCAGATTGCGCGAGCTGCACCAAAGCCTCGAACTGCTCGGCCTGAAGCGTTGCCGCCTCCTGCGCACGATCAAGGATGATGTCCATGTCGAGTTCAGCGAGGATCGGGCCGGTCTCTTGTTGTGGCGGCTGACCTGGCGCCATCGCGCCGCCCATCATCGGCCCGCCTTGCGGCATCTGCGGAGGCATAGCCGGCGCTGCGCCGTCTTCTGGGCGCTGCGGCGCGTTGCCATTGTCGGTGTTCACAACGGGCGCGCCGTTCACCGCCGCAAAGCGCGCGGCGTTTTTGTCGTCGGTGACGCGCACATACATTGGCGCGGTCCAGAATTGCTGGACGCGTGACCACATCGCCCGGTAGCAGCGAAGCTCCCAGTCATAGATGCGATCGAAGATCGGGCCGAGCTGGCCTAAGCCTGCTTGTTGGCGTGCGAGAATGGCGCGGCCCGACTGTCCGCTTGGGCCCCTGCCCTGCAGCTCTGGGTTTGCGCCTTCCAGATCAAGGAAGCGCATGGCCTCGGCCATCGCCGCGTCCATAGCCATGGCGACGTCGAGGTTCTTTTCAATCTTGAAGCCGTTGATGTCGCGCACCGCGATGACGCCATCTGCTTTGGCAATCTCGCGGCGAACCGCTTCAACGTCCTGCTCCTCAAACGAACCGGGTACGTAGAAAAGCTGCTGGCGATAGAGGATGTCGATCTTCTTGGAGAGGCGGAAGTTCACCTCGTCCTGCGCCGGGCGCATGCCGCGGACTTCGCCGTAGCGCCAGAGGTCTTTGCTGACGTGGATCGAGAACGCCTGGATCGGATGCACGGGGCGCACGCGGCCCCATTGATCCTTTTCCTTATATGGCGAGGGCTGGGTGAAGAGCTTACCGCCGCCGGTGAACACGCAGCGATACCAGCCGTGCTTTGGGTCGGCGTGCCACATGTCCACGATGAAGACGCGGCGGCGCTTTGAGTCACACCACGTCCCCGAAGGCCGATCCTCAAACGAGATGTCGGCGTTCATGGTGTCGGAGCCTTGGCCCTCGGCCGTGCCCTCAAGCGTCTCGATGATCTTCTGGCGGCGCGCGACTTCGGTTTCGTAGGCTTGCTGGATTTGTTGAACCTGGGCCTGCCAGGCCATCAGCGTTTGTTGCGCCATCTGCGCCCACTGCATCTGCAGTGCAGGCTCCATGGGCTGAGGCTGGATCGCAGGCTGCGGCGGCAGTTGCGGTTGCGGAATCTCTGGCCCGGCATAAGTCGCCTTCGCCACGTCGAGGTCGAGCCACTTGGCGACGCCAAGGTAGCGCGCATCGGAAAAGTCAAACGCGCGCGATCTGGGATCGAAAAAGAACTCTTTCCACTGGATCGGCGTGACCGGGACGTGATCTTCGGCCCCGCCGATCTCAACGGCGGCAAAGCCGATCTTCACCGCTTCAAGAACCTTCTCGCTCTTGATGTTTGACCAGCGGGTCTTTTCCTTGATGAAGCGCAGGCAGTCGGTGGCGATCTCGGCCGCCTTCTGATCCTTCGGGGTGCGCGGCAAAGCTCTAGGCTCTGAGCGCGAGCGCTGCTCGACGCCTGAGATGCCGTTCACCTTCCGGCAGATGAAGTTGCGCGTGACCGGCGGCTGATTGCGGTTCATCAGCTTGGTGAGCTGAGCGCGCGTCCAATGTCCGTAACCGTCACCCGCTACGTCGCCGTCGTAATATTCCTCATCCCGAATGTGTTGCGCACGCGCTGGAGCATACGTGTCGAACGCCTCCTGCACCCAGCTCTTATACTGGCTGAACTCAAGCCCTTCGTATTCGGGCTCGGCTTGCTCTGGCTCGTCTTCGGAGTATTGCACGCGCCGATTATTGATGGCGGGCGCGGTGTCGCGGGGTTAGGCCCACACTGAACGAAACAG